TAGAAACTTGTGACCCTATGTAAAAAATCCAAAACTCAAGCAAGACGCGAACGTCTTACAAGAGGTTTGTATATAAAACCATAGGTTCATCAAGAACACTGTGTAAGACGCATAAGCATCTCGCCTAGGTATGGAAAAAGCATTCCATGCCCCCCCTCGGCCACCGAGGAGTATCCTGTCTCATTATCTAGAGACTCTTACGATCTGAGTTTCAAGTCTTCAGATAAGACTTTTATATATGAATTATGTTATAGTTTATGAATCTGACCCAAAGATTCCTTACGCTGCAACAGGATCCGAATAGGCATACATGATGGGAGCACCAACAAACATACCCAGCTGGAAATCTTCTGCAACCGAGATATATCTATCAATACGATAATCAGGACCAGCTGTATTTTCAGGCACATCAACGTGAAGATCATGTGCATGTGGCAAAAATGCCGCATAACGATTGATCCTTCTTGCAGGTTCAAACCTTTGACCATAAGTATAATATGGAGTCTCAAACTCCAGAACAGGTTGTACCTGAACTGAAGTTGCATGACTACCTCCTAAACTAGGTTTTTCAGTTTCCTGCAATTCCTTTCGTCTATCACCAACCAATACTGCATCAGTTTGATGTGAAGAAGTAAAGTTAGCTGATCCCAATAAATTATGACGAGAGACACCCATAGACACGGCTCGCGTTGCTGAACCCAGTTGATTCAGAACATACTTGTGTCGCAAGCCCCCACGTCTACAAGCAAAGGCTGGTGTGAGATAATTCAACAATGTCATAGTGCAAAAATTATATGCAGAAGACCCAGCTGTAGAATCAACACCTGCATCTTCTCCGCCAGCTTCCCAACCACGATAATAAGGGAAATCGTGAAGGTTAAAACTAACCATCCTCATTTGTGCCGCAGTACCTTCTTCTGCTGGCCAATAAGAATTAAAGTATTGATACCTCCTCAATAATTCCCTAAAGGATACTATCCGTTCACCTTGATATACTAAATATTGATTATCCTCTTTTATAGACTCACCAGGAGCAAAAGAAGGGATCTCATCAGAACATGTAGGAGAATTGGAATTATCCACTGTGGTAGCAAGAGCATCAGGAGCCATTTCAGATTGCTCCTGAAAAACTGATAACTGGCTGAGGTTTCTAGTAGTTGGGACAGATAACGCAAAGTCATCCCCAGCAGCAACCCACACTTGGATTTTCACATCAGCTGCAGTAATTGAGGGCGTTGCCAACTCGTTAACAACATAAACACTAATTGAACCATTATCAGTACTTCCGCCACAAACGACTGGATTAACATCATCATAAATAGTCGCTGATGGTATACCATCAATCCCAACATTTGCGGCCCATGCTCTAATATCAGCCCACTTGACTTCATATTCAAAATCTCTATTCTCAGAAATATCCACAATAGTCGAATATGTTTGGTTGAAGGGTATTGCACCTGGAGGACTAGTAACAGGATTATAAACAATTCGCAATCGACCTCTATGATATTCAGAGCAAACGACATTGAAGCGAAATTTGATTGTACCCTGCCAAGCATCAAAAGGTGAGGCACCATATGCCAAAGCTGTACTATGAATTTCTGTAACTGGCGCTGCAGTCACAGTTTGCCCGTACAAAGGAGCTACAATCATAGAAGTCAACATAGTATCAGTAGTTGCCGTTTCAGGCCAATCAAATTGGCGCCAATATGACCAACGCTGACAAATGGAATTGATAGTCAACTCATCCTCACCTCCCAATCCCATGACACGAGTATCAATAGATAACTCGTTCTTGGAATCAAGTGACAATTTCACGAGAGGTTCAGGAGCATCCGAATTGCACAAATTCCCGAGATACCGTGGAGTAAATGGTTTACAATCCTCTAACACCTGGGGACGTGAGTAACCAAATAATTTTGCAATGTCACCTATACGAGTTGAAACCAATGAAGTTGCCTTCGCATAAGGAGAAAGAACTGGAATCATTGACAATGCATCAGCTGCCTTAGCAATTGCAGATGCTGGCTTACTGATCAATCCATTAGATGTAAATTCATCATTACTAGATTGATTATTAGCCTTCATTGTTGAACGTTTCTTGGTTGATCCAGCCTGTTCCTTATAAGGCAATGGAAAACCCAGTTCATCGAGTTCACAATCCTCAACAGCTCCTTGAGCTTGATTAGTGGTAGGAACAGCAAGTGTGAGATTTTCAGCCCAACAAAACACTGATACGGTGATCGGATCTGTGCCACCGTTAGCATGTTGTAGCACGTCAAAATCATGAATGTCAATTTCACCCATGAAATCATCCCATCCTGCTTTGGTAATGTCAAGATAATTCTCATGCCACAAAAAGGGTAGCAACATCTCACCTCCTTGTGAGGTAGTTGGATCCAACAACAGATGAGGTTTTTGGGACGCTTGAATCAAATCCTGAGCAATAAAAGCTCGATTGACAGTAACTTCATCATTCAAAACAAATGGATTGTACGACAATAATGCACGTCCATAATAAAAACTATTACCATTTACCAATACTTTTAAGCGCAAATTACAGCGCAAATTACGATAACGATTAATTTTATCAAGAACATCAGCATTATTGAAAAATTCCGTCCACGGATTGAAACGCGTAACTGACAACGCAACACCAGGCGTCCACTGATACTCTTTGATCTTGATAGGTCGGCTAAGGAAATCCCCGAGTTGGGCATCAGTAAATCCTGAAAGCTTAGTTGTCTCATCAGGACTCGCCGTAATATCATATGACCAAGGCGTGTCACCATCGACAAAATGAACATTCTGTTCTGACGTTTCTCTGGGGGTTTTGGAGACTGTAAAAGCGGCGTCTCCTTCCGCTTGATTTTCTTTTTCATTATATTGAGTAGTAAGCAATTTATGAACTTAAGGTAGGTGCACCGCTCAGAGCACCCCCTGCATGTAATTTTAATGACTGACGAGGTCTCCTGTGAAAACAGGTATTCCCACAGGGAGAATGTCTATATGAAGCAAGCCTATATTTACAATAATAACCACAAAAATACTATACATATGGTATCCAATACTTCACAACCATTTTAAACTTATACTACGAATGGTTCCGGAGTGGGATGAGTTTTATGTCATCCCAGGACAATATGCAACATTTAAAGAGAGTACTTTTCCTTAAACATTGCAAGACGGGTGGCATAAGAAGTATCAAGCTCGTCACACATATGGGCAATTCCAGCACGCTGGGCTACCTTTTGCATTTGAGCACGGCGCTTCTCATACATCTCAGGTCCATACTGCCACCATTCTCGAAGAGCTCCATCAATATTCATTGCGGATTGATCGAGAGTAGACACAGCATTAGACTTGAGCACGGTGTGTAGTGACTTGAAAATAGAAGCCTCATCCAACACACCATGGATAAGACCTGTGTCCTCACTAAAAAGATTATGACGCTTCAAAAAATCAGCTTCACTATCTTTCATGTAAGGAGTAGGTTCAGACTCTTTATCAGGCATGGTAAAAACCATTCCACGCTCCTTCAAGAATTGAGCATAGGAAATATGGTTAAACCAATCACACCCCTTGCGAACTGAACCCTTTACATCATCACCATATGTCATAGCGGCAACATTATGACGAAAAGGTTCTGGATTTCCTTCCTCTGCAGGATACATATGGTAATATGCACAACGCATCAAAAGAGAATTAACGATGCAGTTGATGTAAACAGTGAGATTCTGTCCCGAAGGATTAGAACCACGATGAATAATGATATCACCATTGTAGGCAACACATGAAAATGCAATTTCCGTGCAAATACCTTTCATGATGACAATATCATCCTCTGAATACTGTCCACATTCTTCCGCAACGTTAACCAAAACCTTAAATGCTGCAATGATCAGTGATGCAGGCATGCGCAAATCGTACTTGCTATAATCACCAGCAAGAATACGATCTACACCAAATTTGCGCATATGCACAGCCAGATCATTCCATTCTGGCCCCATCGCATTTACGCCAACAGCGCACTCAGAAACCAAAGGAAATAATGAGAGAATACGTGCCAAGGGCAAAAAGTACATGCGTACTAACATTTGAAATGCCCAATCAGCAGCTTGGAAAACACGAACTTTGTCTTTGCCAATCTTTGTAGGCTCATCTTTTACACAAGCTTTAAAAATAGCATAACAACGTTCTCCACTCCTCAACATTTCTCGCATCTTTTCGAATTCATCAACAATACGTTGATCACATTCGGCAGGACACGCATGGTCTGGGTAATCATCAGGATCCAAAAGATAAATCCACTCACTTTTAGGTCCAGTAAGAGGAAATCCCTTAGATGTTCCACGCTTCATCGCATCAATGAAACGTGCTCCATCACGACCACACAGAGTCTCCATCTCCGTAAGAGGCTTCAACTCTGAGTGTACCATCTCCTTGAAACTATCAGATGTCAAAACATCTGTCAATCCTCCACAGTAGTCCACAACTGCGCGATCAATAAGTGTGGGTTCAACTCCCATACCAGGATTAGCGGAGTGCTCCAGAGAAGCTTGCCACATCTTCCAACGGTGAAATTGGGGAGGTCCGTGCTTATTAGCTACACCAGTTTCCTCTTCAACCAAATCAGAGATCGGTGTCTTCACAA